AGCGCCGAGCTTGAACGCGCGGCGGGCGAGATTGTGCTGGCCGAAGCACGCAGCGAGCATTTCCTGGCCGCGTGCTGGAGGCCGATCTTGATGCTGACGTTCGGCGGGCTGATCGTGGCGCGGTGGCTCGGATACTCGGCACCGGGCATCAGCGAGGCCGAGGTGCTGAAGCTCTGGGACATCGTCCAGCTTGGCCTCGGCGGCTACGTCATCGGTCGCAGCGCCGAGAAGATCGCGCCGCAGATCGTGTCGGCGTTGAAGAAATGAGCCTCACCGCTCGCGACCGAAAGCGTCTGGAGGGCGTCCATCCCGACCTCGTCCGCGTGGTCGAGCGCGCGTCGATGGGGACGGTGAGGTTCATCGTCACCGAGGGCGTCCGAACGATGGAACGCCAGGCGCAACTAGCGCGCGAAGGCCGCTCTCAGACAATGCGCTCGCGCCATCTGACCGGCCACGCGGTCGATCTCGCGGTGCTGGACGACGACGGAAAAGCGCGCTGGGATGCGCCGGCATACCGCGCGCTCGCCGCCGAAATGAAGGCGGCGGCGGCGGTGGAGGGTGTGCATGTCGAGTGGGGCGGGGATTGGCGCAGCTTCTTCGACGGGCCGCATTTTCAGCTGCCGTGGACATCACATCCCTAGAACGGGCTGGACAGATGCAATGCGCTTCGCTTGGAGCTTTTCATATTGCGGATTCAGCTCACATCCAAGATACCGCCGACGGTGCTGCACCGCGACTTGCGCCGTCGTGCCGCTGCCCATGAATGGGTCGAGCACAATGTCGCCGGGTCGTGAGCCAGCGAGGATGCACGGCTCAATAAGCGCGGGCGGGAACGTGGCGAAGTGTGCGCCGCTGTAGGGCTGGGTGGCTACGGTCCAGACGCTGCGACGGTTGCGGGTCTTCGGCGCATTGCCTTCGTGGTATCTTGCCAAAAATGAATTGATGCCAGCGTTTCCGCCTCCAGTGCCGTGTGTTTTGCGGGTGTCCGTAATTTTCTGGCCGGGTTTCCTGTCACATATCGCAGTCTCACTCACTGCCTCTGCATCGTAGTAGTATCGCTCCGACTTGCTCAGCAGGAAGACGTACTCATGCGCCTTGGTGCAGCGGTCACGCACCGACTCGGGCATTGGGTTGGGTTTATGCCAGATGATATCCTGGCGCAGATACCAGCCATCGGCGCGAAGGGCGAAGGCGAGCATCCAGGGGATGCCGATTAGATCCTTTTCTTTTAGCCCATCAATGCCTCGCCGCTTGCTTAGCACATCGGGTTTTCCGTTTAGCTTGTCGCGGCCATGAACTGCCTGTCCAGGCCCCATCTGACTTCGGAAATTGTTGTAGCTGTCCCCAATGTTCAACCAGAGCGTCCCATCATCCGCCAGCACATCCCACACGCACCGGAACACCTCGACCATCGCGGCGATGTATTCTTCGGGCGTCTGCTCAAGCCCAATCTGGCCTTTGTGCCCGTAGTCGCGCAGCCCGAAATACGGAGGGCTTGTGACGCAAGTTTGCGCCTTCACATTTGCGCCCGACAAATCCTTGAGAATTGATCTGCAATCTCCAAAAAATATCTTGTCCATCACGAATACCCACTCCTCTCCCGCGCCTCGATCTCCATCGGATGCCGCCAGTATCCATAGCGCGCCAGCCACCAGAGATACCGCGCCGTGAAGCCCCACGGGCCGTAACGCTCGATCTGCGCGAGGTGGACCTCCTCATGCGCGACGAGCCCGTGGTCAGGGGGCCACGTTGCGTAATACGCGACGCGCCAGGGCATCGTGATGGCCGCGTAGCCGGTGGCGCGCAGCCACCAGCGGATCAGCAGCGGGGCGGGGCGGTGGGTCATGGGGTGGCCTCCCATCTGATTTTCGCTTGTCCTACTGTCGCTTGCCATTCGCGCCCTGGCCGGTTCTGCCATTGATCTGCCCGGTTCGGCGGAAGTTCCGCGACAATTTTCCATCCAGCACCGCGCAGACTTGCGCCGCTTTCGGTCTGCAATGTGTATGTGATGAGCTTGCGATATCCCAACGCCTTTGCGGCTCTCCAACACGTCTGGTAAAGGGCCGAGCAAGACCCCTTTGGCGCTCCGTCGTGCACGCAAAGCCGCAGCACTTCCAGCGTCAGCCCGTCCTGCATCATCCGCGCGACTGGACGCCCGACAATTGCCACGCCGACGAGTCTCTCTCCGTCCGACGCTCCGACAGAAAACTTGTGGCCGACCGGCGGCTTGTTGTGTCGATGGAAGGCAGCGACAAAACTCTGCGCCTCTGCCAACGACATCGGGACAATCGTGATCATTAGATGACGAGCGGGGCGGGGCGGTGGGTCATGGCTTGGCCTCCAGCGCGGCGCGGGCGTCGTCGTAATCGCGTTGAGCCGCTTGTTTCTGGTCCGCGTCCCAGCGAAAGGCAGGGCATTGGATAGCGACGCCCAGCCAAGTATTCGTGCCGCTCAAAGCGTCGCTCAACACCGCCACGCGGGCGCGCAGGCGCTCGATCTCGGCGGCGGCTTCGAGCTTTATGGCGCTGCCGTACCAGAGGGAAAAGTTGTCCGGCTCGTACAGCGTATTGTTGTACATCAAGATGACTCGCGTCCCTTTCGGCATCCATTCCTCGTCGGGAACACGCAGCCGCTTTACAATGTCGCTCATGGCTTGGCCTCCAGCGTCTTGATCAGCGCCCGCACTGAGGCTTCAATCGCGCCCATGTCGCGATCCGGGTCATATTTATAAGCCACATCCTCTGCCGCCTCCCGGACCCTCTCCAGCACCTCGACGCGGGCGCGGAGGCGCTCGATTTCGGCGCCGGCTTCGACGCGCAGTTGCTCCAAAATATCTTCGCTCATGGCGTGGCCTCCTTGTCGAGCTGTGCGATGAGAGCGTCTGCGAACCTGACGGCTTTGTCCGTCAAGTCGAAGCCGTTCATAGTCGGGTCCGCCAGCAGCCCCGCCAGACACGCAGTCGCGATCCGCTCGCGGCGGTCGTGATCTGCCAGCTTGGCGCGAGGGCGCTCGACCTCCGCACGCAACTCCTCAATTTCCTCGCACATGCGGGCATAGATCATCTCGTCCGAGACCGTGCCGGTCCGGTGATCGGGATGCTCCATGCACCGCTGCTGCCACGTTTTGATCTCGCTCATCGTCCATCCTCCGCTTCCACGACCGCCAGCCCCGCGCGCCGCACGGTCTCGAGGCTGTCCTTCCAGCGCTCGATGGCGTGGCGACGGAAATGCTCCGTCACCCTGCCCCAGAACTCCTCGCCTACATCCGCCCGCGCGAGGCGGGCGGCGAGGGTGGTGGTGTCGGTGCTGCTCATCGGAACCCTCCCACCAGGACGACCGTCCCCACGACCGCCGCGAGCAGCAGAACGACCGCGATCCAGTACCGCCGCGCGCCGCTGCGCGGCCTGGTCTCCTCGATCCAGCCGAACGCGAGGCCGGAACGGGCGATGTCGTCGTTGTCCTTCACTTCGCGTCTCCCTTCTGCGCCGCGCGCCGCGCGGCCTGTTGGCGCTCGCTCTGGCATTCCTGCCAGATCAAGCGAATGTGTGCCGGCAGCATCTGCCGGATGGTCGCCGCGTGCTGGAGGCACTCTGCCCTGGTCTGAGCGGGTATCTCGACGCCACCGCAGTGGCGGTCGATCCCGTGCTGGCCGGTGCAGAGTACGCCGAGCATGAGCCACGGGGTCAGGTCAGCCACAGCAGACCCACCCACATCGCCGTCCAGATGCCCGCCGTGGCGGCGGCGAACTCAACCGCGCGAGCCATCGCGGACCTCCTCGATGCGGGCCAGCTGCGCCGTAGTCTCCTCGGTGATAATCTCGGAAACATCGCTCATGATGCGACGCATCAGCGCCTCGGCGTCGATCAACGGCGCACCCGGCGTCTCATCGGCCAGTCGCACAATCCGGCGGCAGAGCTTCAGCACCGCGACGCCGCATTCGGTGATTGTTTCTGCCTCGACCAAGCGGATATCGAACTCCTCAACGCTGGACATCGAGGGCCTCCCGCGCGCGGGCGAGATCGGCGCGGCGTTGCGCGACCGCCTCGGTGATAATCGCCGCGAGCCGCTCGGCGTCCGGGGCGTCGAGATGCAGCGTGACCTGCGTCTCGGTGCAGCGGATGATCATGGCTGTCGCGAGGTATTCCCGCGCGCCGGCCTCGACCGCCTCCTCGGCGGGCCAGATCCAGCGGACGCTGAGCGTCTCGCCTCGGTTGAGATGTATCCCGGTTCCGGGCATGTGATGATCCTCCTGTTGATCTCGGCGCGCCACCCTGGCGCTCCCTGCTGCCGCCCGAGATCGAGCGGTAGCCGGGAGGGTCAGGCGTGCGTCGCCCGGTAGCGGGGCATCGGCAGGGAGGAGGCGTCCACGATCTTGTCGCAAATCGCGTCGAGCTGGTCTGCGCTGATCGCGCCGTTGCGCGTGGCCAACCAGACGGTGGTGACCGCCAAGTTGAACTCGGTCGCGCTCGCGAAACGGTCACAATGTCCGCTATTGAGAACCGCGTTGTGGGCGTCCGTGCGGGTCTGAATCGAGATCATCTGTCTGTCCTCCGTTGCGGCCGGGTCGGCCGGTTGTGATGGAGCCAAATATAAACCTGCCGTTCCATCGCGCAACACAATCTGCCATGCAATCCTCGCATGGCGCTATGCGTTTGGCGCTTGACGGGCTAAACGGCGGGTGTATCCTCGGCCGCATGACAGTCGCTCAACTCGTTTTCCATCTCGGCGGGAACACCGCGCTCGCGCGCGTCCTCGGCATCTCACCACAGGCGGTGAGCAACTGGTCCCGGCGCGGCGCGATCCCCGCACGTCGCCACTACCAGGTCGCGCGCCTCGCACGGGCGCTTGGCCTCCACATCGATCCCGAGGCGCTGCGATGAGCTTATCCCGCGATATTGCCGACGCCGTGCGCCGCGCCGGCCAGATGACGGTCCGCGAGATCCTCGTGGCGTTTCGGCACGAGGACGAGCAGCGGCTCGCCTACGCGGTGAGCAACGCCGCCTGCAATGGCTGGATCCTCGGGCCGAAATCGCGCGCACTGCTCCCGCATGTCGCCTATCTCGCCGCCCCCGCTCCACGCGCTTCGCTTCGCAGCCCGGACCGGGCAGATGAGGTGCAGATCAACTACGCGACCATGGACGAACGGTGGCGCTGTCAAGCGGGCGAGATCGAGTACGAGGACCACCCGCGCAGTCTCGCGGCTCCTCGCATCCTTTGGCGAGCAGCGCCGCCCCCGGCTCGGTCTCCGTGCGGATCGAGTGCGGCGTTGATGGCGGCGGCGTCGCCGGGCATTTATAACGAATCCCCAACGAAATTCTCCAAGCCCGTTGATGACGCCGAGGTTCGGCGTCGGACAATGAACGGGCAGAGCCAGGAAAAGATCGCCGCCGCTCTCGGCATCAGCCGCTCGGCAGTCTGCTCGTCTCGGCGCAGGACGAGGCGAGAGCGCGGCACGACGTTCGCGGTCAATCGTGGCGGTGGAAAGAGCAATTATGAGTGATGAGGAACGCGACGAGCCGGGGCGGAAGTGGTTTGCAACCGCGCGCTGGGAGTTGCAATCGTTACAATCCAGTCTCAATCTCGACGTTGATGCCATCGCCGTTTCGTCGTTCCGCCGCACCGCGCTGGGCTGGGGCGGGTATCAAGTTCAGCCGCTGAGGAGAGCAGAATGAAGCCACTGAGCATCCTGCGCGAGGCCGAGGAAATCATCTCGGCGGACCGCGAGCGCACACATGGAAAAGCCGAGGACAACCTCGCCAATATCGCGACGCTCTGGGATGCGTGGTGCCGCGTCTCGCGCGACGCGCAGATGACCTCGCATGACGTCGCGATAATGATGGCGCTCCTCAAGATCGCGCGCACGCAGACCGGATGCTACAACCGCGACGACTACGTCGATGCCGCCGGTTATATCGCCCTCGCGCACCGTCTCGCGGCGGCGCGCAACGAGGAATGATGCGGTCGGTGCGACTGATCTTGCACGGCGAGCCAGCGAGCAAAGCGAACTCGCGGCGGCTCGTCACGATCCGTGGTCAGGCGCGGCTGATCAAAAGTCAGAAAGCCCTCGACTACGTCGCCGCCGTGAAGCGGACTTATCCGCCGCTCTCGCCGCTGCTGGAGGGCGACCTTCGCATGACGGCGGATGTCTACTACGCCTCACGGCGTCCTGATCTCGACGTCTCGCTGATACTGGACGCCCTCCAGGATATCGTCTACCGTAACGACCGCCAGGTGCGCGAAATGCACCTGTATCACCACCTCGACCGCGAGAACCCTCGCGCCGAGATAACCCTTGAGGAGATGCAAGATGACCAATGACGATCTGTCCCGTTTCGCCGACCGGATCGAAATGGCGATCCAGGGCATCGAGGATACGCGCGAAAACCTTGCGGCGATCAAGGCCGAAGCAACGGCGGCGGGCTACGACGGCGGCGCGCTGGTGCGTGTGGTCGAGATGCGGCATTCGGAAAAGCGCCGGCAGAAGGAAGAGGCACGCCTCGCGCTGGTCCGCTTGTATGCCGACCGTCTGGGCGTGCAGCTGAAGCTCGACATCTAAGAGACGGCTGGGGCTCCTCCCCGTGCGCGTCCGGCGGGGCGCGCCTCCCAAGCGGATCAGCGCCTCACGGCGTCAACACCTCCCCCAGTTCCATGCAAAGGGTGATGACCGCTCCCGCCACTTTCGCAATCCCTATCGAGGACACATCATGTCAGGCTTGCTTCTCCACCGTATCCCGCACGTTTCCGCGTCGTCCCTGAACCTGTTCGCCGCCGAGCCGGCGCTCTGGGTCATGGAGCGACTGGTCGGAAAGAAGGGCCGCGTCGGTCCCGCCGCGCATACCGGCACCGCAGTCGAGGCGGGCGTCGAGGCGGCGTTGCTCGGGCGCGCGAACAACATTGAAGCCGCGTCGGCGCTCGCGGGCGCGCGCTACGACGAACTGTGCGACGACCCCGACGCACGCGCGAAAATCGATCCGATGCTGCGCCAGGCATGGAGCGCGCTTGCGCCCTACGGCCAGCCGGATGTCCCCGAGGACGGGCGCCAGCACCGCGTCGAGGTGGCGCTCGATGGCGTGCCGGTGCCATGCATCGGGTACACCGATTTCGTGTTTCACCAGCACGGCTGCATCATCGACTTGAAGACGTCCAGCACGCTGCCCTCGTCGATCAAGGTGTCTCACGCGCGCCAGGGCGCGGTGTATGCGCGGGCATTCGGGAACTACTCGATGAGGTTCGCGTATGTGACGCCGAAGAAGAGCGCCGTCTACGTCCTTGAGAACGCGGCGGATCACCTCGCGGCGCTGGCGAACATCGCGCGGCGACTCGACAAGTTCCTCTCGGTGTCGGCGGACCCGCAGGAGCTCGCCGCCATCGTCTGCCCTGATTACGACAGCTTCTATTGGTCCGACCCGCAGACCCGTGCGAACGGGCTGGCCCTGTTCGGCTTCTGAGCCGGAGCGCGACTGGCGCTTTCCAGTCAGGTGAAATGCAACACGCAAAAGGAAACAGAAAATGGCTCTCGGTATTCCCACGAATACGAACCGCACCCCGATCGTCAAGTACGACGCGAGGGCCGGTCGCTGGTTTCGCGTTGACGGCAAGGACAGCGTCGTAGACATCAGCAACGGCTTCGCCGCCGTCTTCGACCTCGCGCAGATCGACATCGGCTGGGCGCTTTTCGCCGCTGGCGCGCCGCCCTCGACCTCGTTCGCGCGCGTTCCCGCGCCGATGCCGCCGCAGCCGAGCCCCGATCACAAGCGGTCGGTCCGGCTTATGCTCAAGCTGTCGAAGACCGCCGGCGGCGATGTTCGCGAGGTACTGACCCAGGCTGGCATCGTCCAGGCGGCGATTGACGCGCTCCACGACGCCTACATGGCCGCGCCCGAGGCGCGCGAAGGCAAGCTGCCGGTGGTGGCATGCCCGAGCACCGAGGCCGTCGTTCAGGCGATGGGCAACGGCGCGAAGAGCACGAATTACAAGCCGGTCCTCCAGATCGTCAACTGGGTGCCGCGTCCGGCGGATCTGCCGCTGACCTCGGGGCCGGTTCCGGTCGCTGTCGCTGGTCCTGCGCCGGTCGCCGCGCCGCCGTCCACCGGTTCGACGGTCGCCGCGCCGCCCGCGCCCAAGGCGGCTCCTGCGCCGCTGCCTCCCGCCCTCGGTGACGACACCGAGTTCTGATATCGAGATCGGCGCGGTCCTCCCCGCGCTGGTGCCGGTGTCGCCTACCGGCGGGCAAAGTGGCGAGCGAGCCGGGGCGACATCCCCGGCATCGGTCTGCCCGGACCGCATAGGAGGCACGCATGACACCGACACCGCAGACGCCGCTTGAAGCGGCGCTCGACTACTACGACCGGGGGCTGATGCCGATCCCGGTTCATCGCGTCATCGCGCATCGCGAAGGCAAGCCGATCTGCTCCTGCGGCGCGCGCGATGGATGCGCGAGCCCGGGCAAGCACCCGACGATGACCTGGTCGCAGTTCCAAAAGCGCCGCCCTCCTCGCGAGGAGGTGGCCGAGTGGTGGTCGGGCGACCGGGCGCGATACGGTGTCGGCATCCTGACGGGCTCGGCCAGCGGCAACATCTTCGTCCTCGACGTTGATGTCGGGCCGGGCAAGGACGGCGACGATAGCCTTCGCGCGCTCCAGATGACCCACGGCGATCTGCCCGAGACCGCCGAGGTCCGTACCGGCGGCGGCGGGCTCCATCTGTATTTCCGAGCGCCGAAGGGCGTGGCGATCCGCAACAGCGCGCGGCAGATCGGACCCGGCCTCGACATCCGAGGCGAGGGCGGCTTTGTCGTCGCGCCGCCGTCCGTCCACGCCTCGGGCCAGCCCTATGTCTGGTCCTGGTGCAATACCCTGGTCGAGGGCATCGCCGACGCTCCCGCGTGGCTGCTCGATCTGGTCCGCGCCGAGCCCGCTGTCGGGGCCACGCCGCGAGAGCGGACGACTGCATCGCCGCCGCCCGCGTCACCGGTCGGGGCCGGGAGCCTCGGGGTTCTCGCGCCGCCGGTCGAGGACGGGCGCGAAGAGTACATGCGCGACACGGTGTTCGCGGTCGCGCTCGAGCTCACCGGCCAACACGGCGCGTGGCCGACCGCCGAGGAGGTTTACGAGGTGGCGTGGCCGCAGTTCCTGCGGCGGGTCGATCTGTCTAGGCCGGGTCGAATCACCCGCGACAACGCCGAGGGCGAGATGCGGGCGAAATGCGCGCAGATTGCCGCCAAGGCCGAAAGCGGGGGCATGGGCGCGATTGAGGATGTCGTCGCGGCCTATCAGGCCAAGCGCCGGGAACAGCCGCGCCAGGGGCCGGGGAATCGGCACGAAGAGGCGGCGGGTGCATCGCGGCAGGAACAGACCCAGACGCCGCGACCGCCGACGCACTTCCCGCTCGTCTACGCGGACGAGATCCACGCGGGCGACGCCGCGCTCGACTTCGTCGAGGGGCTGTTGGTCGAGGGCGGGATGAGCGTGTGGTACGGCGACAGCAACGTCGG